TGCCCATTCCAGCAACAGAAACCACACGCCCAACCAAAGGAACTGCTCGCCTACCGGCGTGGGACTGTCGGTGCTGACGAATTGCGGCAAAAACGCGGTGAACAGCAATATGGCTTTAGGATTGCCTAACGATTCCTAATATATACTTTCTTCTGCAGCCCCCGATCCGCTATTGACGAGACTGCCTCAACTCCGTATTGATTGCATCCAGCCATCAACCAAGGAAATGGATCGATGAACCAGCAGGTAGAGTTAGGCGCCGATGAGGAACAGGATCTAAAGGATCTAGCAGTCAAGGCTAAGAATGAGGTCGAAAAGAACAGAATAATCTCTGCCATCGCGAGCAACAGCCCTACTCGTGTCATAGACCGGGTGGCTTGGATTTTGAATCACTACCCCAAGGCACGCGATACCGATATCTACTGCCAATTACAATACTGGAAGACTTTTCAATCCGATTTGTACAGCGGTGGAAATATCCTTATCGATAACTACCCTAAGCTCGAGCGCCTGCACTCAATCGCCCGTTCTCGCGCTTTCATACAGAACACCCATGGATTGTTCATAGCTTCGCCTGAGGTCCGGCGTACTAGGGGCAAGCTAGAAGAAGAGGAAAAACAAAAAATCCTAGACGCGAGGCCTGCACACCCTGTGTATTGCATTTACGCCGACGAAAGCGGGAAAACAAGTAACTACCTACTCGTCGGCAGCCTTTGGGTTCTGCGCAGCTATGACACAATGAAAATCACTCGCGCCATTAACCAAAAGAAACAAGAGCTGGGTTTCAAAGGCGAAATGCACTTCAAAGAAATTAACAATAGCAATTTAAATCACTACATAGAACTCCTTGGAGCAATTGTCAAGAACTCAGAAGCAGTGTCATTCAAGGGGTTAGCCGTGGAGCGAAGAGGACTTAAGAGCATCGATGACACCCTGGTGAAAATGTTTTATCACATGACTATTCAGGGAATCACGGATGAGAATAAATCCGGCCGAGCGGTATTACCTCGAAACCTTCAATTCAGAAAAGACTCTGAAGAAGAATCAAAAGATAAAATCTCCACGTTCGAAATCGAACTCCAATTAAAGAGCGCTGCAAAAAACCTATTTAACGATAATGTGTATATCGACCTTGTCGAGTCGGAAGACTCAGCTATATCACCGCTGATGCAAATCGCGGACCTATTTGTCAGCTCAATATCTCGAGTAATGAATAAAGACGAAGGCAAGGAGGGTCCAAAAGATATATTCGCCAAGAAATTCTTGGAGGCTTTCGGTGTAGGCACTACTTCCGAGGCACTTGAGTTCTCCGGAGATTGTGTCCGCTTTTCATAATTCGTTAGCTGAGGGGGGAGCAGTCCCCCCCTCATTAATCACACCCAGCAACTATGCCTGATGTCTATCCGGCAAACTACAAACCCACAAATGCTACCTTCGAGCTTCCCGCTCAGCCGGAAAACTTGATATGTTGTCATATTTGATCACCACCTATACAGGGGCATTCAGGAAATGTTACTCGCTAAAAGCTGCATGAAAGCTCACAATATTAAACACGGCACGATAAAACTCGGGACTCTTCATGAGTATCGAGCAACCGAAATCCAGCACATTGCGGACCGTTATGAAGGGTATCTTAAATTTAATCTGATGTTTGATGGAGAGGTGGAACTATCCCCAAAATGGTTCAACACGCTCGCAGCCGGAACGGCCCAGATTGGGCCAGTGAAGGGTATTCCGCTCCCAGGCAAAACCCGTACCGAATTTAAAATCCTTAATATAGGCCACGTTGACGACCAACGAATAATGCTTAAGGACTCCCACCTTGTTATTGAGCGAGAAACTTTGAATGGTTTTGTATTCTGTATGTCTCAAGTTCGCAAAACCCAAGATTGCTTTGAAATATTTCCTGAATATGATGACTACTGGTACGTCAACGAAGTCAACGCGGCCCGGTTTGGCGTAATGCTTGGTGGGATCCTGAGGGAAGCAATAATCGCAGGTCGAGCTAGCGGAAACCATTTGGTACCCGAATCTATGCCCATTGATAACTTTTCGGTCAATCTAGATATGGGCCCTGTACAATACATAGCCCGGGAAACCCACATCACTAACAAAAACCTAATGAAAGTTGAAGAGTTTTTAGAGAAAATGTCAGCTATTGCCTTTACCAAACCCCCAGAACCATTTCAAAAAGAACGTGAATACCGATTTAGCTACACCATAGTTTCAAGCGGAAGAATAATTGAACCTTCCGTCAAATTTGCGATACTAGACTCTCATCATTTGCAGCAGTTTGTAATATAAGCCATTAGTTACTCAACCCCTCAGCACATACAACTTATCCGCTCAACTTATCAAGCCAATCAGCCGGAGCAGTTAACTTTCCACAGCTGATCAATCTGGGTTGTATAAGAGCGACTCATCATCTCCCGGCGCATTTCCCAATCGGGAGTGCATGACACAGCTCCCGTATGTAAAGTGCCTCTCCCATACTTTCCGTTTATCTCGTCCAGAACTGACATTAACCGGTTACTGGCCACTGGCTGAGTGACCGCAAATAGATCACCACTGAATTCGCCAGGTTGCCGCAGATCCAACAGCAGCACCTCTGCCTTGCTGTAACGGAATTCTGGCCGGTAGATCCGCTCAACTGCTTCGGTAGCGGCCCGGGTAAGCAGCAGCGTGTCATTGGTGGGGTATGGCAGCTCTACCATCACCCCTTGGGCATACCGAGCTTCATCAGGGTTAAACATGCCGGTGCGGATGCTCACACGGATGCGTTTGCAGAATGACCCTTGGGCACGCAGCTTTTCTGCCGCACGACCGGTGTAGGTGGCCACCGCCTGTTTGATCGGAGCGATATCAGTCAAGCGCTTGCCGAACATGCGGCTGCAGCAGATCTCCTGCTTTGGTGGGTCAGCCTCCTCGAGTTCAAGGCAAGATGTGCCGGCGAGCTCCCTTGCCGTTTTCTCAACCACCACACTGAATTTCTGGCGAAGCGTCCATGGGTCAGCCTTGGCAAGATCCATTGCCGTGCGGATCCCCATGGCCTCGAGATGCGCGGTCATCCGCTTACCAATACCCCAGACCTCTTTGACTTCAGTATTGCGCAGCACCCAGTCGCGCTTGAAAGGGTCGCAGATATCAACCACACCACCAGTTTCCGCCTGCAGGCGTTTGGCGGTGTGGTTGGCCAGCTTTGCCAGGGTCTTGGTCCTAGCAATACCGACACCTACAGGGATGCCGGTGCACCTCAGAATCTTGGTGCGCATGTCACGGCCGAACTGGGTCAGATTGCCAGGGATGCCGGTGAGGTCTGCAAATGACTCATCAATCGAGTACACCTCTGCGGCCGGCACCATGGCCTCGATCAGTGACATCACGCGCTCGCTCATGTCGCCATACAGCGCGTAGTTTGAGGAGAACGCCACGATGCCATGCCGCCGCAGCTTTTCCTTGGCCTGAAAGAAAGGCTCACCCATTTTGACGAAGGGCTTTGCATCGTACGATCTGGCAATCACGCAGCCGTCGTTATTGCTCAGGACGACTATCGGCGTCTTTGCCAGGTCAGGTCGGAACACGCGTTCGCAACTCGCGTAAAACGAGTTGCAGTCGATGAGGGCGAACACTTGGTCATTGCGCATGATCGCGCACGCTATAGCGGACTACGCCCCAGATGACCAGGTCGTCACCCTCCATCACGTGTCGAGGCGGGTATGCAGGATTCTCCGATTGCAGGATCAGCGCACCGTTGCGCCGATACAACCGCTTGCACACCGGCTCAGTGTTGATTGCGGCGATCACGATGTCTCCGTGCTCAGCCTCATTACTGCGGTCGACGATCAGAAGATCACCGGAGTGGATGCCGGCGCCCTGCATGCTATCCCCCTCCACCTGAACCAGATAGACATGGGGCGCCCGCAGATCGAACAGCTCATCAAGAGAGATGTGCCGCTCAAGGTGATCAGCTGCAGGCGAGGGAAATCCAGCCGGCACGCGGAACGAATAAACGGGGAGCAACGCGGGACCGCCCGTAGGGGTTCCGAGGAAGGTGATGGTCATGGCAGGCCGATCCAACTTGAACTGTATATTCATACAGTAAACTAGTCAGACTGATTCTGGTCAATACCAATACGATGAGAAGCCGATCAATGTGAGGTGAGGTATGTGCGGACGGTACTCGATCTACGAGGCAATGGATCACTATCTCAAACAGCTGTCGCTGGATCTTGAGGTGATCAATGGCTACGACCATGAGCGGATCAACCGCTACAACGTAGCGCCGTCAACGCGCGTCGAGCTGATTCGACCGGTCGATAGAGGGGTTAGCGTTGACCGGGTCAAATGGGGGTGGGCGCCTTTTTGGGCGAAGGGGAAGCGTCCCGACCCGATCAATGCGCGGGCCGAAACGGTGATGGAGGGTAAGTTCTTCAAATCGCTCTGGCCAGGAGGCCGGGCCTTGGCGCCTGCAAACGGGTGGTTTGAATGGATCAAGGATCCGGCTGACCCGAAGCGCAAACAGCCCTTCTACATCACGGCCGCAAACGACGAACCTTTGTATTTTGCAGCGCTGGCCGAAGTCCACGCAGGCCTAGAGCCTGATGAGCGCGATGGCTTCGTCATCATCACCGCTGCCGCTGATCAGGGGCTGATCGATATCCATGATCGCAAGCCACTGGTCCTGACACCTGAGCTTGCACGCGAGTGGATCGATGAGGGCACCACCATCGAACGTGCCGCAGAGATCGTGCAGAAAGGGTGCCGGCCTGCTGCCGATTTCAAGTGGTACCCAGTGAGCAAGCAGGTAGGCAATGTTCGCAACCAGGGCGAAGAGCTGATCGAAGAGATCGCGGTACCGCCGCTAGAATAGCTGGCCCAGTCCTGAAGGCTGCCAGTTCATGATCACTAGCTCACTAGTAACTTCAGCTTTGCCCTGCCGTTGGTTGGCCGTGGTGTAGCGGATATCGACACACTCAAAGTGGAAGCCGTCGAAAGCTCGTCGGATGTCTGGGTGGTCGTTGATGCTGACCATCACCCTGCCCTTGCAACGGCGCATGAAGTCGGCCATGCGCTCGTACTCTTCGAAGGGGAAATCCACGCCATAGCCGGCGGTCTGCCAGTAAGGCGGATCCATGTAAAAGAACGTGTGCGCTCGATCATAACGCTCGGCACAGTCAAGCCACGACAGGTTCTCAACGTAGGTGCGAGCGAGGCGTTGCCACGCGGCAGACAGGTTTTCCTCGATGCGCAGCAGATTAATCGCCGGCCCCGTGGTCGCGGTACCGAACGTTTGCCCAGTGACCTTGCCACCAAACGCATGCTGCTGCAGGTAGAAGAATCGGGCCGCGCGCTGGATGTCGGTCAACGTCTCAGGGCGGGTCATCTTCTGCCATTCGAAGATCTGCCGCGAACTGAGCGCCCACTTGAACTGGCGCACGAACTCCTCAAGGTGGTTCTGCACAACGCGGTAGAGGGTGACCAGGTCACCGTTTAGGTCGTTTAGCACCTCCACGGGCGCGGGCTGGGGACGCATGAAGAACAACGCGGCGCCGCCGGCGAAGACTTCGACATAGCATTCATGAGGTGGAAAGAGAGGGATCAAGCGGTCAGCCAGGCGGCGTTTGCCACCCATCCAGGGAATAATTGGGGAGGTCATAATCTCGCAAGTCTTTACTGTATGGATAAACAGGTGTTAGGCTCGCCGCGCTTTGTGCACGGAGCAGGAGCCTTGGCTGGACTTGCAGGTTCGGTCTGCGGGTTTGGCGGGCCGGGTTGGATGTTGACGCATCCTCCCGGCTCGCTCCTTTCACTTGGTCACTTCGCGCACGTAGGCCTGACAGGCTTTCAGCGCGATCAGTCCTCGATCACCTTCGTCGGTGATGGCGATAATTCGTTGAGCATGCGCTGGGTCAAGGTCGGCGCGTACGGTTCCATGTACCACGCCTCGGGCGCCGGGGGCGGTTGACACCCCACAGCCACCACTCTCGCCGGCTGTTGCGGCGAGGACGACTGACAGCCGCAGATCAGCAGTAGCAAGCCTGTCACGCAGGCGAGCTTGAGTTTTTTGGGCATTGCTCATCTCCTTCCAGTGGGTTTCGGCCGTCGACTTGAGACGGCCCTCCAGATCGCGACGGCGATCCTGCTCTTCGGCCTGCCAGTCGATCACGGCCAGTGCAGCGGCTTCACGCTCGCGGTGGTATTGGCCGGCCTGTTCAGCCAGCGCTTTTTCGTAATGGTTTCCTTGCCACAACCATGCACCACGCCCGCCAACGTAGATGCCTAACAGCAGCGCCAAGCCGGCTAACCGCCAACCGAGCGCGTTCACTGCAGCACCTCGAGCGCACGCTGGTAGAGCGCCTTGCGTTCATCCAGGCCGTTGGTACCGCCGTTGATCCGCTTAGTGATGGTCAGGATGTCGCCTTTATCGGCAAGAGTGTTGAGCCCTGCGCGCTGCCAGAACCAGCCCGCCGACATAGCGGCATACACCGGCTGCTCAAGCAGCTCAGGAGTGTTGAGCAAGCGGCTATCGCCGAACAGCGCTTCACTGCAGGCCTCATAGTTCGCCCGCCCGGTAACCTGAATCAGACCGCGACCGCGATAGAGCTGGCCGTCACCATCCGCCTCGGGCGTGTTGCCAAGGCGCTGGGCCAGGCGCCCGGTGTCGTACTTGGCCAAGTAGGCATTATTGCCAAGTTCGCGCACGTGGCGCAGCTGGCCGGACTCATGCCCGATCTGTGCAATGAACGCGGCCACGCGTAGCCGCGTGATGATCGCGTACTTGCCCATGGTCGCATTGAGACCAGGTACGAAAACGCCGGCTTTAGTGCCGGCGTTGGGGAGGATCTGCTGGAGTTGTTTTTCGGTAATCGCCATCAGGAAACATCCTTGAACAGGTTGGTTTCAAACGTCATGCCGGCGCAGTGGCGCGGCAGATCGGGAGGGTTGTGATTGGGTTACAGCTGCTCGATCTTGAGCGGCTGCTTTACTTTCTTCGTCTTCTTGCCGGCGGCCTTCGCTTTGCCCTTCTTGCCGCCGTTGCACTCGACGGTCGTAGTCCAGCCGGACTGGGTAAAGACCTGCTCTACGCTGTCCACCAGGTACTCACCGTCAAGGCCGGGCTTGAAGTCCTTGGCGTTGATCTGGCGTTCTGCGAACAGGTCGGTACGCCCGGCCATTTCCAGCCGCACGGCGGCGGTGCTGCGGTTGAATGCCGACAGCCTGGCTTTGGCGGCCTGCTTGGCGGCCGACTCGTTGGGGTAGATATGGCGGTCGGTGTGGACGGCCGGCAGGCCATCGGGCGACTCGTCGTTGCCCAGCTCCACCACTTTCAAGACGCCGGTTTTGGGGTCTTGGTGCTTGGTCTTGACCGCCTGCTGGGTGCCTCGATCACCGAGGCGGAACGAGTACCGGCTGACGTCCGCGCGGGTGAGGGTCACGGCCGACAGCGCCTTGCCGCTCGCGCTTTGATTGCCGTTCCTGGGCATGACCAACAACTTCCCATCGCCTACCTTGGCCGTGCAGTCGTACTGCTTGGCCAGCCGGGTGATGAAGTTGAAATCGGATTCGTTGTTCTGATCGATGCGCGCCACCTTGGTCTGCACCGAACAGACCGGAGTCCAGCCGTTACGCGCGGCTACGTCCCGCACGATCTGCGCGAGCGGCACGCCTTCCCAGCTGCCGCTGCGCGTAGTCTTGCCGCTGCCGCGCATGTCGCTGGCCTTTCCGCGAATGCTGATGGTGTCCGGGGGGCCGGTCACTTCCACCTCATCGATCGTGTAACTGCCCAAACGCGCCAGGCCTTGGCCGGCGTACCCCAAATGGACCTCGACCTTTGCGCCGCGCTTGGGCAGCGTCACCAGCTGGTCGCGGTCGTCAATGCGCAGCTCGAACTCGTCCGACTCCATGCCGGGCTTGTCCGTGGTGCGCAGCAACATCAGCCGATCATTGATCAGCGCGGTAATGTCCTTGCCGTCCGCGACGATACGAAACATCGGTTTCATGCGTGTGCTCCAGAAATGCAAAACCCCGCACTTGGCGGGGCTTCGTTACGCGTAACGCGGGATCAATCCCACAGCATGATTGATTCGGCCTGCGGTGCCGGCAGATCCGGAAAGTGGATCAGCAGCCCCGCGCGGTACGGCTGCAGCTCGTCGGCCAAGCCTTGGTTGGCCTCCAGCACCGTCTCGACCGTGCCGAGCAGGTGGCCGTAGACGTTGTGACAGAGGGTGTCGAGCAGATCCCCGTCAGACGTTCTGCATGTCATCGCCATACTTCACGAACTCCAGCGAGAACCCTTGTTTGCGCGGGATACCGCCGGGCAGCAGCGCCCCTTGGTCTTCGTCCACGTTCGTTAAGCACCAGTTGCCCAGCACCTCGCCATAGCCTGTGATCAGGCTGAGCGGCTGCAGACGCCGGCCAATGGTGCGCAGCGTGTTCAGCTGGCCGATACCGCCCTTGAAGCCTGGGAAGATCGCGCCCTTGATCGTCAGCTTGTCATCGCCCTGGCCGACCGCCTGCTGCGCAATGTCCCGCGTCAACCGCTCCTGACCCGCCCAACGGAAACCCGTCTGCCGGCGCAGCTCGTCAAAGCCCGCCGTGTCGAGATTGAAGTAATACGGCTCAAGCTTGGGGTCGAGCGGCTGCATGATCAGCAGGTGCGGGAACGGCTTCACCGCCTCGGCCGCCGGGGTGGCCTCGACGCCCAGGGCGCTGGTCGGCACGATGTTGCCCAGTGACGGGCTGATCTTGCCGGCGATGCGGTTGATCGCCGCCCCCGCCCGTGCGGCCTGCTCTTTCATCGCGCCGATTCGCTCCTGCACCTGGCTGGCTGCAGTCACTGCCCGGCTGTAGGTCGACGCCACCTGACCGACAACGGACTGGGCGGCATTGATCGCCCGCATGGTCCGCTGCAGCTTGGCGCCGATGGCCGGGCCGATAAAGGGAACCCCCTCAAGCTCCGAGGCCGCCCCCGTCATATCACTGACCGCCCCGTTGAGCGGCCCCAACATGCCGTCGAGGGTGGTCCGGCCAGCCTCCCCGGCCGCGACCAGCGACGACAGCGCCGAACCCATTGATTCCATGTAGGCCATGTCGCCCCCTTACAGGTGTGCTGCATCGAATAGTTGAGTTGAGGCCATGCGGGCGCCCTGCTCGCGCTGGAATGCCTCCCACAGCGAGCGCAAAGGCCCTTCCATTTCGCGCACCAACTGCGCAGGGTCTTTCACATCACCCTGCACCGTGAGCGGCATGTTCGGCGAGAACGTGAACGCTTGATCGACCTTCGCCCCTTCACCCCGTGGCGCTGCCGCCTTGGCCAGCTCGGGGGCGCTCGGTGCCGGCACTGCAGCTGCAGCCATATCGCGTACCACGTTGCCCGTTGGCGGCGAGAGGCCGCCACCGGGGAAGCGCACGCGATTGGCCGTCAGTGCCGGCACAAGGAACGGGTCTTTGGAGTTCGGATCAAGCGGGTCATACGAAACCGCCGGCGCTGCAGGTGCAGCAGGCGTTTCAGTCGCCGTCGCCGGCTTGGCCAACGCAGCCCCAGGGTACCGAACCCGGTTGGCCGTCAGTGCCGGCACCAGGAACGGGTCTTTTGAGTTGGGGTCACGCGGGTCATACGAAATCGCCGGCGTCGGCGGCACTGCAGATGCCGCCAGCGAGATAGGCACAGGCGGCGGCAAAGGCGCGGCCAGCGAAACAGGCCCGGCGGGCGGATCTTCTTGCTTGACGACCGGCGCCGATTCCTCGGGCTTATCCTCATCCTCGCCGAACCATTTCTTGCCGAGGAACCCGCCCAGCGACTCGCCCCCCATACTGCCGATGGCCGCACCAATGGCACCGCCGATAGCGGTCCCGATTACTGGTACCACCGAACCTATCGCCGCACCCATCGCACCGCCGGCAAGAGCGCCCGCCAGGCCCCCAGCGGCGCCGCCGTAGCCTTCGGCCTTCTCGTCTTGAGTCGTGGCATTCATCGCGGTATCAACCGCGCCCAGGCCTGCATCCAGCAGGTTGCCGCCCGGCAGACTCTTGGCCAGCCTGGTCACGCTGCGAAGGCCGCTGACAGTCTTGCCCAAGCCAGCAAGCTCGCCCGCCCCCGCTGCCAGTGTCTTAGTTGGTACCGGCACGCTTGGGGCTTTGGCTGCCGGCCGGCGCGGACCACCCTTCGACGCGCCGCCAGTCGATGCCGCACGACGTCGGGCGCGGCGACGACTGCGACGGCTGCCTGTGCGCTCACCAGCGGCGCCACCAATACCGCCACCAAGTGCCGCGACATTGACGACGAACACGCGCTGCGGCTCACTGCCGAGGCCCGAGCCGCCATCATTGGCAGCGGCCCGGCCAAACACCTTGCCCAGTGCCCCAAGGCCGGCATCCACGACCCGGTTGCCGGTCCTGGGCATTGCTGCTCCGATCTCACCGGTACCACGGCCACGGGTGCGGCCCATCACCGAGCCGCGCGCCAGATTGGTCACGCCGCGCATGATCATAAAGCTGCTGAACAACCCCTTGGCAACGATCAGCGCCGCACCGATGGATACGATCCCGGCAACAACACCAGGTGCTTTTTGCGTCAGATCCGCCAGCGCATAGCTTGCTGCGCCGAGGCCGTCTGCAACCTTGTCGGTCAGCGGCCGGATGGCATCACCGAGGCGGGTCATGGACGCTTCCATGGACGCCGTTGCCGTTGCCCACTTGGCGTTTGAAGTCTCGCGAGCCTTAGCCGCATCGTCTTCAATTTTGACCCGGCCGTCAGTGGCCTTGATGGTGGCCATGTCTTCTTTGATGGTGCTGCCGTACTTGATCTGCGCAAGCAAACCCGCGCTCGCGCTCTGATCGCTGACGATGCCAGCCAGGCCGGCCGACTGTAGCAGCGAGGCCATGGCCTGCGCCTCATCCGCCGAGCCGTCCTGGCTCTCGCGAATCTTCTTCTTAAGCGCCTCGACCTCTTTGAACTTGCCGGGGTTCTGTTTCTTGAGCAGCACATCGGTCAGCTTGATAAACGCGTCGACCGGGTTGTCTGCCTTGCCGCTTTTGGTCGCGGCCGCGATAGAACCGGCCAGGTCGATGCCCTGCTTGGCAAAGCGCTCTTGGCTTGTGCTGCTGATCACTGCAGCGAGCAAGTTGTTCATGTTGGTCGCAGCGGCTGCCGAGTCCTGCGTCTGCTTGTACTGCGACTGCAGACTGGCACCGAGGAACCGAACCGCCTCGGGGCCTTCCATGCCCAGCTGCTTGATGGTGCCCAGCAAGCTTGGCATGTAGCGGGCCATTTCCTTCGGCCCGAATGCGCCAATGTCACCTGCAGCGGCCACCTGGCCAAGCATGGCGCCCATGTCTTCCTTCTTGACGCCGGCCTCTTTGAACGCACTGAACAGGGTGGCGATCGTCTCGCCTTCCATGCCCTGCCCGTCGATCAAATCGGCGATCAACGGGGCATAGTCAACGGACTCTTCCCAGTCGATGCCCTTTTCGATCAGGCCGCCCACAGCGGCCGCCAGCGCCTGCTGACCCATGCCGACATCAGCCGCCACTTTGGCGATCTTGTCGGCCATCGCCTGCTCGCCATTCTCGCCGGCGATATGCGCCCACAGCGCCATTTGCCGGATCTTGGCTTGGTAGTCGCCCGATATCTTGGTGGGCACCGCCAGCGAAGCCGACAGGGCCAGTGCCTGGCCGGCCGAACTTTTGATGCCCTTAACTCCGCCATCAATCTGCGAGTGACCTTTGAGCTGCAGATCTGCTGCCTTGGCTTGGCGGGCGAGCCGGTTATATTCCTGACCGAGGCGCCCGACCTCGATCCCCTGCTTGCGCAAGGCGGTCAGGTTGCTCTCGAACTTGGCCAGCAGCTTGTCGGCGCCGGCGGCGCCAGAGTCGTGCGCTTTCTTCCATTCATCGCGCAACTTGATGGTTTCGCCAATGGTGCTTTTCAGCACCTTGGCCTTGTTGCCCTTGTCCTCGAGCTTTTTGATGCGGCTCTCTACCGAGCCGAACGCGGCGCCGACCGACGATGCGACGACGCCCCCGATCACCAGCGATAACGCCAGCTTGCTTGCCATACGCTACCCCCTAACGGCTCAATCCGTGAGCCACCAAATCAAGTCCTCCCAGCGCATGGCCGCTATCTCAGCGGCCGAGAAACCCAGCTCGACAGCCAGCCGCTTGGCCAGCTGCTTTTGCACGGATGGGTTAAAGCTCGTCGTCCTGCACCAGGCGAAAGTATCCAGCCTGCAGGCGGGTGTAATCCTTCAAGCTCATACCTTCCAGATCCTTCACGCCGACTTCGGCAAGGGTCGCGAAAAGGTTCAGCTCGCGCTGTTCCTCGTCATTGCCACCGGCCTGTGCCGCCCGAACATCGCGGACAGTGGGCGCTCGCAGCTGCAGCTTGTCGACATCGACGCCGTTGGCTGAGGTCGGCTTTGTCAGCCGAACGGTGACGGCCTCGGCGGTAACGGTCAGCCAAGATGGGTTTTTGATGACTTGTGCCATGGGTAAATATCCTTGATCAGAAAAGAGAGAGGGTTACAGGCCGAGGGCTTGGCGCTGTGCGGCGAGCTGGTCGACGCCGTTGATGACGCGCTTCATGCCCAGGGCGTCGATTTCGTAGATGACCCGGCCGTCGACTTCCAGCTTGTAATAGGTCAGGGCCACGGCGTGCTTGAACTCGGCTTTATCGCCTGGCTTCCAGTCGCCCATGTCCACCTCTTTGAGGCTGCCGCGCAGGGTGACGATAACGGCGGTAATCTTGCCTTTGAGGCCTTTGAAGGCGCCCCGGAACGTGCCGTTGAAGCCGGTCCCATCGGCCAGGCCAAAGAATTTCAACGACTCGCGGCGCACGCCGGTGGTGGTGAAGTTCGCTTCCTGCTTTTCCATGCCTTGATCCATCTCGATAGGCACGTCCATGCCGCCGGGGCGGTGCTCTTCCATCTTGAGCGTGAGCTTGGGCAGGGTCAGGCTGGGCACATCACCTTGAAAGCTGATGCCATCGACGAACAAATTCATGTTGGTCAGGGTTTCGGGAATCATTGCCATGGTGGTGCGCTCCTTAAGCGTTGGTCGCGAGAACTTCGGTCAGCCATTGGTTGGTGACTTCGACGCGGAAATTAGGGTTTTCAGCCGGCGGCACATCGGTAAACCGGATGTTCCAATAAACCTTGCCCTGCTCGAGCTGGCTGGCCGTGTTCAACTCGGTGTCCGCGTAGACCTCGAAGTTGATAATCGCGCCTTGGTTCTTGAGGTCGCGCATGAACGCCTGCAGGCCTTCGGTCACGTCCTTGACATAGGTTGCGGTGATCGAGCGGTCGACCGCCCACTTGTGCCCGTACAGGATCGCGTCC